TGAAGCCATTCAACAAACTTTTAACGGTAATGCTGGATACGGAAATACTGTTACCTGTCAAATATCCCGTAATGGTGATTTAATAAATCGCATGTATTTACAAGTTGATGTCCCTAAAAGAAAATCGACCGCCGCTAGCGCGGGAAGTACCTATCAAAATTATCTGGGTCTGCGTTTAATTAAGTCGGTCGTAATAGAAATTGGTGGTCAACAAATAGATAAGCATTATTCTGATTGGCTTTACATTTGGAATGAATTATCTCTTCCTATAGGCAAACGTTATGCATATGATACTATGGTTGGTGCTGATAAAGATATATTAAATTACAGTACCGATAGCACTACTTTATATATTCCTTTTGAATTCTGGTTTTGCCGCAATGTAGGTCTCGCTCTACCTTTAATCGCACTCCAATATCACGAAGTAAAAGTTAAAATAGATTTTGAAACTAAAGAGAAATGTGTATCTCATATTGCCGATTTTGACGAAGTTAAAAATATATCTTTATGGGCAGATTATATATTCTTGGATACTGATGAACGCCGAAGATTCGCTCAATTATCTCACGAATACTTAATTGAACAATTACAATTTACTGGTTCTGAAACTCTTGTAGCCGGCACTAACCGCATCAAACTAAATTTCAACCATCCTTGTAAAGAATTAATATGGGTAGCAAAACCTGTTCGCACTACCAATAATACCAGATGGTACGATTATAACTATGCCGATGAAGCGGATACCTCAACTGCTTCATCTTTAGCAGTAGACGGTTCTTCTAAATTCGGCGGTCAATATACTTCTAACTATTTAGTTATTTCAGATGTTAATCCTCCACTATATAAAAATCCTTTCAAAAATGCTATACTTCAATTAAATGGCAATGACCGTTTTGCCGTAAGAGAAGGTGATTATTTCAATCACGTTCAACCTTTCCAACATCACACTAACGCCCCCATATTTAATTCTATCAATGTATATTCATTCGCACTAAAACCCGAAGATCATCAACCGAGTGGCACTCTAAATATGTCCCGCATTGATACCGCAACTTTGATGGTCACTACTGTACCAGAAGCCAACAGTTTGAAATACGAAGGTATTAATATATATGCTGTGAATTACAATGTTCTACGTATATTATCTGGAATGGGTGGCCTTGCTTATTCCAATTAAAAAAATAATAATTATAATAATTTGTGTTATATATTTCCCTTTTTTTTTTCTCCTCTAATAGTATAAAGAATATAGCGTAAATGGGTGGTGGTCTTCTTCAATTAGTTGCTTATGGTGCTCAGGATGTTTATTTAACTGGTAATCCTCAAATTACCTTTTTCAAAGTAGTTTATCGTCGTCATACTAACTTCGCTATTGAAGCCATTCAACAAACTTTTAACGGAACTCCCAATTTTGGCAATCGCGTAACTTGCCAAATATCAAGAAATGGCGATTTAATACATCGTGTATATTTAGCGGTTGTTAATTATTCATCTGGAATTAATGTATGTCCTTATTTTGGTCTTCGTTTAATAAATTATGTAGAAATTGAAATAGGTGGTCAAAAAATAGATAAACATTATTCTCATTGGATGTATGTATGGAATGAACTTTCTTTACCCGTTTCAAAGAAAGATGCCTACAAAAAAATGGTTGGTGCCAATGATAAACTAAAGTCTTTAACTAATGCTAATCTATATATCCCTTTGGAGTTCTGGTTCTGCCGTAATGTTGGTCTTGCTCTCCCTTTAATCGCCTTACAATATCATGAAGTAAAAATAAACATTTTATTTGAAACTAAAGATAATTGCCTCGGTAATACAGGTGAACTTCTCGATTTAACTTCAACTACTTTGTGGGTTGATTACATATTCTTAGATACCGATGAACGCCGAAGATTCGCTCAATTATCCCACGAATATTTAATAGAACAATTACAATTTACTGGAACTGAAAGTATTAATGATTCTGCTACTAGCATAAAACCTAAACTTTCTTTCAATCACCCCTGCAAAGAATTAGTATGGTTCTGTGCTTCAAGCCACTCAGCCACTAAAGCAACTATTAATAATAACTGGGTTAACTATTCAACAGGTGTTAATGGATATGACGCAGGTAATTCGGAATTATTCAAAGAGACAAGTGCAATAACTTCTACCAATCCTATAAAAACTGCTAAACTCGTATTAAATGGAAATGACCGTTTCTCCGCAAGACCTGGCTCTTATTTTAATTTAATACAACCGTTTCAGCACCACGAAAATATACCTTCAAATTCGGGTATTAACGTTTATTCATTCGCTCTAAAACCTGAAGAACATCAACCAAGTGGCACTCTTAACATGTCTCGTATTGATACCGCTGTTCTCAATTTAGATGTTACCTCGAGTATGACTGGCTCGAAAAATCTTCATGTATATGCTGTAAATTACAACGTTCTTCGCATACTTTCGGGTATGGGCGGCCTTGCTTATTCAAATTAAATTATATTATTTATATATGTTGTTAAATTGCTATAATGTTTCTTTTTTTTTTCTCCTCTAATAGTATAAAGAATATAGCGTAAATGGGTGGTGGTCTTCTTCAATTAGTTGCTTATGGTGCTCAGGATGTTTATTTAACTGGTAATCCTCAAATTACCTTTTTCAAAGTAGTTTATCGTCGTCATACTAACTTCGCTATTGAAGCAATTCAACAAACAGCATCGGGAAGTAATTCTCTCGGTTCTCGTGCCACTTATCAAATAACTCGCAATGGTGATTTAATACATAGAGTATATTTTTACGGAAAATTAAAAAATACCTCTACTGATAAGCATTTAGCGTTAGTTCCTAATGTTGGGCAAAAATTATTAAAAACCGTTGAATTAGAAATCGGCGGACAACGTATAGATAAGCATTATTCAGAATGGCTTTACATATGGAATGAACTTTCCTTACCATATGGCAAACGCGAAGGATATTATAAAATGATTGGTGCAAATAAAGAAAATTGCTGTTCTGAATTAGCAGAAGCAACTTCTTACGAATTATATGTTCCTCTAGAATTTTGGTTCTGCCGCAATGTAGGTCTCGCGCTTCCCTTAATCGCCTTACAATATCACGAAGTAAAAATAAATATTGAATATGAATCTGCTGATAACTTATGTGACTCTAATGCTTCTAACTATTGTGTAGAACAAGATAAACCCGATGGCGTACCTAATAATAATACTATTTTCTCTACTACCAAATCAGTATTAACTTTAGATGAACCAACATTATGGGTTGATTATATATTCTTGGATACTGATGAACGCAGAAGATTCGCCCAATTATCACACGAATATTTAATAGAACAATTACAATTTACCGGAACCGACACTATAACCACTTCGGGAAATAATTCTGATTCCATGAAAAGTCTAAGAATGAATTTCAATCATCCTTGTAAAGAACTTGTATGGACTATTAAAAAATCAGACGAATCGTCTGTATATTGGAATAACTTTTCAACATCTGTAAGAGATGCTAATGCCGGAACTGGTACAGGTAATACTTATAATAACTATGTAACCTCAACTAATCCCGTAATGCAAGCAAAAATAATGCTTAACGGAAATGATCGTTTTGCTACAAGACAAGGCGAATATTTCTCATTAGTCCAACCCTATCAACATCACGAAAACACTCCCGATATGTACCACAAGGGCATCAACGTATATTCATTCGCTCTTAAACCCGAAGAACATCAACCAAGTGGCACTCTCAATATGTCTCGTATTGATACCGCGGTTCTATCGTTGTCATCTAAAATTACTGGAACTATATTTATATTTGCGGTAAATTACAATGTCTTGAGAATATTATCTGGTATGGGCGGTCTTGCTTATTCCAATTAAATATGATATCTATGATATCTATGATATCTATGATATCTGCGATACCCACAATACAATATTTTCGTTTTTTAATTTATAATTATTATCAATAGATAATATTATATTATATAAAACTTTTGATATTTGTATTGATGTCTTATGGATATCGTTATTTGACCAATTATTTTTATTTTTTTCATTAAAATAATATGAAATAATATCTTCTAAATAAGGCAAGCATCCTTTATTCATTGAATCCTTTATTCATTGAATTGGTATATTTATACGCATTTATTTTATATCTCATATACAAAAATTCTTTATCTGTAAGACTTTTGTAGTTGTTTATACTTTTCCTAACCTTATTTAGTATTTTCTTATA